GCGTGTTTTCGGAACGGTAGTAGCACGCGATCCCTCAACTATTGTATACCACGTCCCGATCGGGACTTCGCTGTTATAAGCAATAACAGCAGACTTCAACTGACTGTCGAAGTCCTGGTACGCATCTAGAAGAGAAACGACTCGCTTTGTCACTGTCCACGGTAGCCTCGACTTCGCCTCCAAAGACGTATCCTGGTAGGACACGCCAATGGAAGTTCCGGTCCCATGCATACAAGCATGGAACCATTCGTCTTGGCTCAAGGGTGTTAGAACGGAATGCATCAAGAGACGAGCCCGCTTTAGGATGCGGGTATACTTATCGTCTCTCGACTGAGGTCGCTCAATGTCAAGAGAGGGAACAGAAAACCCCTCTTCAACACTGCGCATATGGTCTACCACAAATAAGAACTTGAGGTAGGCATCCACAGATCGCGATTCGTCCTTATCCAGAGGATTGACGTATTTCTTGTCAAGCTCTGTCACCTGCCTGTGGGCAAGCAAAGATAGTGAGTCCCTTCCACCTCCATACTCTTGTGTGAGAGGTAAAAGGTCGCGACTAACTGCCTGACTGATTTGTGTTGCAATCGCGTCAGGACTAAAGATCTTAGCTACTTTCTTCATTGGAGAACTCCAGTTTGAGAAAGGTTAGTGGTACGGTTTCTAGATCACGTCAGACGGATCTAGATATACCCTGGAAGTCGGCTCCTCGTCGCGTTGGAACGCGGCGGTGAGAAGGCTGAGATATTCATCAGCCACCGAAATGTCAGTTTCCCCGTTAGGGGACGCTGACTTCTTCCTCTCGAGGTAAAGATCAATGAGAATCTGAATAACGACTCTCAAGATCCCTATAAACTCCCCCTTATGCAAGGGAGAGGTCCTCGAACAGTGCATCGAAGTCAGGGTCATTCAAGACCTGAGCTCCGATGACCTTGGCTTCCGTAATGTCTGCCGCGGACGTTTCCACGTCTCTGGCAAACTCAATCCGCAAAGTGTTAACGGTGACTTTTCCGTTAGCGAGCGTCTTGGGCAGCTTGATAAGAGCTACACTACGAGCCTGGGTATAACCGTTTGGCGCACTCGTGGCGACTTTCGGTTCCGAGATTGAACAAGTGATCTGACGACGGGTGCGGAAATCAGTATCCGCATCGCAGTTCAGGGTCACGCTGTTGTTTCGGATACCGGCAGAAGTAAACGAGATTGCCGTACCACCTGTAGGGGACATAGTAGCCCCCGACAGAACGCTTGCACCATTTAATGGCATAGTACTCACCTATAAGGTTTGTATTGACCGTTATTTCATATTGCTGGTAATAATAGCAATTAGGTCAAGTGTTTTAGTGAAATCCTCAACAAGTCCTGTCCAGTTTGGCACTGGAACAATATCGCCAAGGGTTG